AGGGGGGGTGTTTGCTGGGAACGTTCGTTTAGCTATGGGATGGAATTGAATGTGTGGAATTGAGTGTAGTGTATGACCCATCGATGGTGGCGTTTAGTCGGGGGTGGGGATGGGTGGGGTAACGCATAGCACGTTTAAACGCACCTACCCCATTCAGCCCTTAATGCCTCTTGTCATCTACACCAAGCAACGATGCCATCTTGGCTCTCAGTTCAGCCTTCAGCCTCTCTACATCAGCACTATCGTCATGCTCCTCACTAGTCTTGTCGTTGAATAGCCCAACCGCCTTGCCCATCAACTCCAATGCTTTTAACTTGTGTCCCGTGCCTTCAGCATCCTTGGCGTGTGTAAACAGTTCAGACATAACGAACCTACGAACGGCAAGTTCATCTTGGATCACCATTTCTTTTTTAGCCTGATAGATAGGCTCTAGCAGTAAACCAATTCTTGCGTCATTCAAAAGTTTGTTCGCATTAGTGACTATGGTTGCATTGCTACTGTTGGTGCAGTCGTATGCCTTCCTATAAGCCTCTGGAGGCGATAGTCCTTCACCTATCAACGATGCAAACAATTTCATCTTAGGAGTGGTCTTCTTACTCTCAAAGACTTCTTCTTCTGTTGGTTTATGACCTCTTGGCTTACCGTTGTTGTTCCTTTGTATTTCTACTTCCATCACAGATGCCTGTATCGCTTCGCTATATTTCCGTTCGTCCGAAATGATTGCATCGAAATCCATGTGTGCAATTGCATTGCTTGCAGTACTTTCACCGCCCTTTTTCTCATCCATAACATCAATTCCTTATCGTTTAAACACTCCACACCAATACGATCAATGTAGGCACACGCATACCAATCGTCAAGCATCGTTCGCATAGTGTTTGCAACTGCTTGCACAAATGCTTGCATAAGTACTTGCTTAATTGCTGATGCATTGATGTCTACCTGCCATTGTTTAAACATCACAACAGCAAGATCATGTGGTGAGCCTGTCACTATTTGACCTACCCAAACACCTGACCGTTCCGCTTCGCTACAGAGGGGAAATGACATAAATACAACAAATGCTTGCATGGTTCGTTTAAACCGTGCTAACATTGGGTCTCATTCGGTGCTTGCATCGGATGAACTCCCTGATCTCAGGGGGGACGGCTCAGACGGATGCCTCGCAAACATTCCAGCCCGACTCTGTAGAAGAGTTGCATCGGTAAGTGCAGTATGACGATACCCACAAGCCCGATGCGCCCAGTTCAGACACCTACGTTGCGAACATGTGTGCGAACGCTTATAAGACCATCCCTTGCCCCTGTGTGTGGCAATACCGTGAGTCCAAGCAACAGCACCACTAACCACGCTAACCATGCGATAAAAACGTAAGGCTCTGATCCCATGTTCCAACCTCATGGATAAGGTTGGCGAGATTTAATCTCGATGCGTTTTATGAGAACGCATTCGGATGCAATGTCGCATCGTTTATGGAGTATCAACATGGCAACATTCAAAGTAACAATGACATACGTAGGACGGCACACCTATGAAATTGAGGCAAACAACGCTGATGATGCAGAGCAAATTGCGCTGTATGAAGTGGCGCATTGTGCAGACTTTGAGAGCGGGTATTTTGAAGTGGAAACCGTTGCACACGCAGAGCCACAAGACTTAAGTTGACAAGACATTTCAGCCTGATGTTCATGCTTGCATGAGCATTGGAGTGCAATGTCGCACTTGTTTGTAGGAGACCTATGAAGTTACTTCTCAGCACCGTGGCGGTGATCCTCATCGTCATATCAACATCCATCATCACGCTAGATTTTTTTGGCGGGTGTGGTGAAACGTTCGTGTTTGCAGATGGCTCACGCCATCAGGGCGAATGCATTGGTAGGCAAATGTTTAAACAAACCTTGAAAGGGATTTTCAAATGAGTGCAATCAACCGTGAGCAATGGCTCAACAACGCTGTCTCCGAACTGCGTCCCATCTTCAACATCAACGGCTTTCCACTACCCGACAAAGTGCGGGTGACCTGTGGATTTCCATCGTCCAAGGCACGGTCTCAGCACCGCTCCATTGGCGAACACTTCTCACCAAGTGCATCGTCTGACGGTACGCATGAAATCTGCATCTCGCCTGTGATCGATGATCCTGTCGAGGCTTTCGCTGTTCTCTGCCATGAGTTGGCGCACTCTGCAACCGATGGTGATGGTCACCGTGGCAGATTCCCCGCTTGCGTTCGTGCCTTGTGGCTTGAGGGCAAAGTCACAGAGACCGTGGCGGGTGATGCGTTTAAACAAAACTTCGCCATGCTGATTGCATCCCTTGGTGAGTACCCACACGCCAAGTTGAATGTCAACAGCAACTACAAACCGCAGTCCACACGGATGCAGTTGGCTAAGTGTCCAACGTGCGGGTACAAGGTTCGCCTGTCCGCTAGATGGTCTTCACTTGGTTTGCCTTGGTGTTCGCATGGTGGCGATCACAGCACCAACGTCACTCGTTTTAATCTTGTCCCTTAACTTTTTTTTGGAGGTCTTTCCATGTCTAAATCACAAGTGCAAATTGCACAACAACTCTCCCTCATCTCTATCGGTCAACTCAACTCTGCGCTTGTCGAGACAGGCTATGCAAGTGAGGTCTCTTCCGACAAGAGCCATGTCGTTCGTGTCCTGATTCCAATCATCGACAAGGGCGGTATCAGCCTCGATCAAATCGTCAACCTCAGACCAATGGCTACTGCTGAAGTCAACTCACGCACCAACGTGTCGAGCGCACTTCCCGCTGATGTCAAGGACGCTGTGCAACAAGCCAATGCGGGTGTTGCTAACGCCTTGGACAAGGTTGACAAGGTGCGTCAGGCTTGCGTGGCATTGATCGATCAAGCAAGAGATGACCGTGTGGCTTTGAAGAAAGAGGTCAGCGACATTGGCTTGGCAGTAGCGAAATCATTTGATGATGCGGTCAAGCAAGTGCAAGGTGTTGATTACAACAAGGTTGATTCTGAAATCAACAAACGTCTTGTCGCATTGTTTGATTCGTTTAAACAAACAGCGACACCTACCCAGTTGCAAGTCGTTGCTAACGCTTTGCCACACTTTGAATTGAAGTCTGCCAAGGATGTCTTCCCCGCCCCTCTTTCATATGAAGATGACGGTGAGTACGTTAACTTTGAAGACTTCCAAGTCGGTGTGTGGAATGACCCATCTGCACCTACAAGGATCGATGACTACGTCTTCAACCCAAAACATCTGCATCAAACGTTGTGTGCGCTTGACGGCTCACTACCCGACAACGTGTGGCTTGCGGGTGAGCGTGGTACAGGCAAGACTGAGTTCGTGAATCAGGTTGCATCACGCCTTGGACGCAGACTCTTTCGCATCAACTTTGATGAGGCAATGGAACGTGCTGAGTTCATTGGCGGTAACACAATTCAAAACGGCAATGTCGAATGGAAAGCGGGTGTCATCACTCAAGCCATTCAACATACTGGTGCGCTTGTGCTACTCGATGAGATCGGTTTTGCAAGAGCGCAAAATCTTGCGTCCCTCCATGCGTTGTGTGAGCCATCACCACATCGTTCTATCGTGATTGCTGAGACAGGCACACGCATCCCAGTTGCACCATACGTTGCATTCTTCTGCGCTGACAATTCAAACGGTCACGGTGATGCATCAGGTAACTTTGCGGGTGTGCGTGATCAGAACTCTGCGTTCATTGATCGATTCAGTTACACGCTTAACTTCGAGTACTTGCCACACGATCAAGAGGTTGCATTGGTTAGTTCACGCACAGGCTTGAACTGCAACGTTGCAGAAATCTTGATCACGTTTGCAAATGTTGCAAGAGAGAAAGCAAGAGCGGGTGTGCTGACGCAACCTCCATCTCTGCGCCAACTCTTCGCATGGGCAAGGGCGGTGAAGAAAGGTGTACCAGTTGGTGTCGCATTTCAAAATGCAATCATCAATAAATTCCCCGCTGATTGCGAGAGCGAATTGCGTGGGGTGTTCGTGGCTACGGTCAACGTGGCTAATCTTAAAAAGTATTTGACTAAGTGAGGTCTATCATGCAAGGTCACCAAGTAAAGCGAGGCGTTATCACAACGCTTGAGCGAGTCTTCAAAGCAAGCGGTCAAGAGATCGCCAACCTCAGCGTAATGTTCAGCGGTAATACTGCGGGAATTATTTTTGAGCGCAACTCATCGAAAACTTTGCGGGATGTCAAGTTGATATTTCCAAGCATCGATGACTCTGCTGAAATTCCTCTGAAGACATTCAATGACTTCATTGCGTTTGCTCTGCATGAGTTAGGTCACGCATGGTTCACTACCAATGAGCCGTGGGACAGAGCAAGAGCCACTCACGGTGAGTACGTTGGCGCACTCATCAACGGCTTGGAAGACCCACGCATCGAGCAATGCGTTATCAAATCAAACTACGCTGAGAACAGCGGTGTGCTGTTTGAAGAATTGCTCAACTCGATGCTCACCAAGTACGGTTATGTCGAGCCTGATGATTTGCAAAACGTACCGTTCATTCTCGCTGTAGAGGGAAGACGTTTAAACGGCTATGCAGTCAACGTGCCATCGATACTCGATGCATCCCCTTGGTCTGTCGATCTCAAGTGGGCTTTGAAGAAAGTCGCTACTGCACCCGACACCAAGGCGGTTGTAATGGTTGCCCTCGAACTGTTTAACCGACTCAAGAAGAAGAATCCAACCAGTTCTCCTCAACCTACCGATCAACCCGATGGCGGTCAGCAAAGCGAACAGCCCGATCACGGTCAGCAAGGTGACGCACCTGATGGCGGTCAACAAGGCG